GCTATGACGAGGATGTTTGTATAGTGGAATTGACCGACGAAGCGATGAGGGTGGACGCAAGAACGTTGTACGTGTTGGGCACTCGAGCTCCTCACATCATCTGGTGTTGTTTATTCAACCAAACATATGAATCGACACTAGCAGTGGCTGACAATATAGTTCTGAAAGAGATCATGCATTATGCTCCTTATTACATACCTGGCGAACCAGTTAGGATAGTGAAGGAGCATAGTGTGAACATAAAGAGTCTCTTGAAGATCTTGCCGCCCGACACGCGATATGTATTGGCGGCAAAGCCTGAATATTGCGTGAATCGAGCATTCGTAGAGAGCGAGTATCCAGCGAGTCTCTGGTCTGACTTCTTACCTAGAGACATCGTTCAACGAGGAGGTCACACGATGTTGAGCAGAGAAGACCCGGCTTATCAGGACCCTAGAGCTAATCTTTTCTTACCACACATGACATTAATTCCGGCAGTGCATGTTCAAGAACCAGACATTCCAGAGCCAAGCATTCCTATGCCCAGGTTGGCGACTACTGTGCCACCTGAAAATCCGGAAGTCTTAAATGAACACTTGCTGAGTCAAAGGAAAGAACGTTTCACAGTGGAACTGGAGAGTCGAGGGGAGTATACCGATCAAAAGCCAGACCTGTACATACCAAGATATGATGCGGGGATCATCGTAGGCAAATTGAAGGCTGAGTTACGTAAAGATGCCGTAGCACGTTATCCGGCGACAGCTTTCAATGCTAGGAAAAAGGCCACCATGGAAGCCACTCGAAAGTTGCAATCCATGTTGAAGGCAAAAGGGAAAGACAATCCCACCCTTTTCTTGCCTAAGTGGCTAAACTTGGCAAATCACCATAGGACCAAAGATGCACCCTTGTATCGTACTGGGATGGAGCAGAGGATCAGGAAACAAACGCACGCAGAAAATTACGTCGAATATACAAATCAGATGGAGTTCGGGGATGAATGTTTCCGTGCTTTGAAGAGATATATGAATTGGTCCGACACACCGGTCGGATTAGATCAGTCTCTTTATGAGCAAAGTGTGCAGTTGTTCGATGAAAGTCGAGCGGAGAGATCTCAGGCGTTGAAGCAGTCGTCTCTGAACAGAGCGGACACTGATTTCAGGCCAACAGTGGTTATCAAACAACAAGATAAGTTGAAAATCGCTGGCAAAGCACCGCAGACTATTCAAATTCGCGGAGACAAGGAGTTGTTTGCGTTAGGTCCTTGGGGTCGTTATTTGGCATCCCAGATCGTGCGTCATTGCCCTAAACATGTGTTCATTAACATGAAGAAGACTTATCAAGAAATGTCTGATTGGGTTATGATGAATGATCCTGGAGGGTTTTACTATGCCAGTGACGGCACCGCGTATGAGCAGAGTGTCCAAGGCTGGGGGGTTCGTGTTACCGAAAGCCTGTTGCATTATTTCGGAGCTCCTCAAGAGGTGATCGAGTTGTATCAAAAGAGCAAGTTGGAAAACACAGCCAATGGAAAAGAGATTGGCGTTTCCACCATGTCCGGCGAGATTCTCACCTTCTTGACGAATACGATGACGAGAATTGCGCGAAAAGCTTTCCAATTGAACCTGAGTTCTAAGGACCCTGGGATGTGGGGTGGCGATGACTTGCTTTTGTTTAGCAAGCCACCGGAAAATCCGCAATTCGCTCTTTACGCTGAGCATGACACATTAGAAGAGAAAGACGAGTTCAGTACTGACCACGGCACATTTTGCTCCTATTTGATCAAGAGGGCAGTTATCAAAGATCCTTTGATTTTGTACACCAACTTTATGAAAATGGTAGAGATGGGCAAAGTCGAAGAGGCTGTGGTTGGTTATGCACCTGGTTTTGCGACTGTGTACAACACGAGAGAGGTCCTGTACAATATCCTAAACGAAGAACAAATGATGGCGCATTCGGTCCTTACGAGGATCTATTTCAATTTGCGCAAGTTCATGCGAACTAACGTAGGATTGGCCTGGGAGCAATTCCGAGTAGATTCGATAGAGCTAGACGGTTGGCTCGAACCACATGAGTTGAAGTCTCCAGAGTTTGAGACGGTTTTGGTTGAGAATGAAGCAGGCGATCCCACTTACTATGAACCAATGCCCATAACTGAAGAATATCATGTTGAAGATCATTTCGACTATGATGACCACGAGGCCTTAAGAGGGGGCAGTACACCTGCCGATGGTCGAATCCAACAAATTATGGCAC